GGTTAGGACGGTTCGACAGTTCCGTCCTTGTCATACAGGACCCACCACGAGGTGGGATCCCTGGTACCGTATGCAGCAACAAAGTCCGCCTTAAATCCAGTTATGGATTTCCGGGGACTGACTTTCGAACGCCCCGTTAGGGGGGTCGAAGCCAGGGCCACCTCGGGCGAATAGGTCCAAAGGCCACGTACTTTTGGTACGGGTCTCATGACTCTAAACGCCTTAGTTGGCTCGACCTCACCTCGAAAGGTGTGGTCAACCGGTCGCGCATCAGGGTCGTGGAAGACGGTATCTCCGAGCCAGCTAGGCCCGAAGTTCCGCCACTGTGCCGGCACCTGGTCGATGCAATATCGCCAGGCAGCCCCGAGCCACTCAAGCTCGGGGTCCACGCGTCTCAAGCCATTGGCTAGAGACAACCAGTGTTGTGGTTCACTAGGTGACTCCTCCAAATAGTGGCCCCTCACGGGGTGACCAAGGAAGAAATCACCACCACAACTCTCCCGGAACGGACCTTCACAGAAGGTCTTGTTCGCATTTGGCGTAAAGCCAAAAAAGCGCAAGGCTTGGATGAGATCCTGGGCATGCTCCGTTGGGACGATCATGTCGTCCCCGAAGACGTACCCTTCGCTCACACCAAAGCCTCCATCAGAGTCCGAAACAGCAGTGTCTCGAGCTCGAATGTAAACCCATTACCCATAGAGGAGAACTTTTCCAACCGAATGGATCGGTCCCCAACACGAGTATGAGTCGCACGCAGGGAGTTCAGCAATGCATACCATTCTGACGGCAAGATGAGCTTGACAAGCCCTCTCGCCATGGTGTCAGAAGCATTGGTAAGATCTATAGTCGCCCACTTACCAGTCAGGCTGCCCTCGCGGGCAAGCTTTTGGTGTAACTGTTGGGCGGTAGACTGATCGACCTTATAGGCTTTTTCATAACGCCGGAGTATCGAGAGACCTACTGGTCTCTGTAGTATGATATTTCCGGAAGCCTCCATACAGCAACCACGATCTTTCTCACTATCCTTTGGGACAGTGAAGAACACATTCGAATCAACGAATGTGGGAAGAACGGGCCTATCCAGATAGGTATACTGGACTGAATGAAGGTAAACGTCATAGCTGTGCCTATACAGCGTTCGCTGCGATGACAACTTGTCAGGTATTGTTGTTCTAATACCTTTGTCGGATAACGTAGCCCCACTGGTAAACATTGGGGTGAGTTGCCGGGGTATCCCCCCCAGGACGCGTTTGACGATCCGCTTCCACTCGAGAATTAACTCAAGTATCTTCAAATCATCAGGGCCCGTGAAAGGCCCGCCGTTTATAAAGCGGCGAAGGCGCCCGTTGGTACGATAATTCTCAGCCTCGCAGGCAAAGAATGTATCGACGGCTACCTCGTACTTCCTTTGATTATCGCCTTCAAGCCGAAGCTTTCGGGCGAGTTCAACCGCTATCGTATCCTTGTGATACGTGCGAAAGAACCGGTAGTTACGAGGACTCACACGCTCCTGTTGCAGGAGCCTGTACTCACCAGCCAAGAGTAACGCTTCACAGCGTTTTGCCCTGGCGGTGCCGATCCCGCGATATGCTTTCGCGAGAACTCGAATAACTTGGTTATCGAGCATGGGTTCACCTCTTTCCTGCTTAAGTGGCCGGTAGGCCGTCTTTAGCACACGCGAGCAGCAGGGCTGTCGCGATTGCGTTCTTAACGAACGCTGGGAAGTCTGCACGCAGAGCTTCCGGAAAGTCGTCCGGCACGACCCACGTACCGTTGAACTCCGCGAAGGAGCCAACGTTCGTCAAGCCAGTCACCGTGTCCGTGTAGGACGACGGAAGACGAAACTTGACTTTCATGGAGCGTGCTGTTGCCTTCTTGGAGGCGGACAGGGTGAGACGAGGGAACACGGTGCTAATCGTGCCCTCCCGCAAAGCCCATTCAGCCACACCACCGTCACCGGCGGCGGGAGTCAGTAGGGCGAAGGTCTTGTCAACCTCCGCGGCATTAGCGATCGTAAGATCAGTTGCTTGTGGCATTATAGCCCTCCTTTGGCGAGTTTGAGAGTTAAGGTCTTCAACTTTCCATACCTCTGAGTCGCAAGCGACGCAGCGGTAATGAACTTCTCGAAATCTAATTCGGGAAGCCGGAAACTTAAAGTGCGAGGTGATACCGGACTAGGTCCAGGAGTTCGTCTCATATCGATCCCACGGTACCTTCCGGAACCATAGGGCGACTGTTGAACGAACGAGTCGTACTGCACGTATATCGTGTCAGAATAGTCCACAAAATCTAATCCAACAAAGTCGGACAGACTCTGGATCAACTGGTTTATGTTTACAAACATGTTGATCGCAAACGAC